AAGGTATTCAAGCTCTTCTTCAGTTAACTGCAAAGCAGGGCGTTCACTCACAAATGGCATGATATTGGATTGAGTACCAGGTATTAATATATTGCCATGTTATTTTGGAAGCTGAACACTAGTAGGATATTTCCTGGAGGGATGCGAACCAATGTCCCATCGGCTCTCGTCAGAAGAACGTCCCCGCCAGACAAGTGCTGAAGTTTCGCCCCTGGATGTCTACTCAGATATTTTCTATCTTCTTCCGACTGATTTACAATCATGTTCATGCCCCCTTCACTATCTCAAAATTCTGATAAAATATCGTCCTATTCCGCCCATCCACTTCCAGCTTGCAGGGCACGCCCCTGGCCCGAATCGTGAGGTACTTGTGCGCGCTCAGAGTCACGTCGTGCTGTGCATGGAGTGCAGCGTCCACGGCTTCGGCTGTTGTCTGGGCAGCGCCATAGGTGCCCGACCGGACCTCTACATGCAGCTCCGGGTACTGGAGGTCGCAATAGAGTTCCTTTGCCCGCCCTGGCCTGGCGTAGAGGCATATCAGGGCGTTCGGGTCCGCGGGCATCTCACCGATGTAGATCGTCCTGGTCGCTGCCGTGCCTGGGTAGACGCCTACGCCCGCCGCATTCAATGCTGTTGCCAGGTCTTCCAGGAAGCTCATTGCCTATCCCTACTCAGGATCTTGAATTGCTTTAGAGTCATCCCTGGCTTGAAATCCTTCAGAATCCAGCCGTCCATCTTCTGCCCAAGAATCAGGCCATCTATGCCGTCATAAAACCAACTCGGATAACCATCATATGGGTTGATCGCATAGGCATCGGCCATATAGCAGGAATCGCCAATCACTATGCCGTAGCGATGGCCTTGATTTAAGGGGTCTTTACTGCTCCAGAGAGCTGCCCATGCCGCCTTCATTCTGGTTATGAGATTCATTTTTCCTCACGGTCGGAAATGCCCAACCAACCATCCGAGTGCAGCGAATAGAGAACCTACGAGCCCCCATTTCAGGAAGCCGTTTCGGTTCAGCCAATAGAATGTGCATCTGCTGGCTTTGAAGACGAAAAGATATTTGTCGCCCTCATCCAGGCGAGCGAAGATCTTGTCGTGATCCTTTTTGTTGGTAGCCGTTAGGCAGTTGACAGCCTGTACAACCTGCCCGAGGATAAGATCCCGGCTGCACTCGGGCGGGATCTGGATAGCCGGGTCTTGGTCCATGTGGCATCACGACTTGGGCTGTTCTAACGATGCCGCTTGATATGCCCCTGGCAGAATCTGATTCGATGTCTGCCCCCTGGTGACTATCCAGGCCGAGACAATGCCGGGGATGCCGAACATGGCCGCTAGGGTACCTAGACCTGTGAATAGCTCTTTCAGAGTGGCCACGTCAACTTTTCCAGAAGAGATCATGTAGAGGGACGCCCCGGACATGAGCATGAAGCTCACCACAAGGATGATGGCAAGCTTGAAGCCTTCGCCTTCGGCCATCTTCATGCCTCCATCGGTCCGCAGATCTCCCAGCCTTCTGAGAGCAGATCAAGCTGGCTAGGTGTCCAAGGCACCATCTTGTCGGGATAGAGCGGATGCTCCTTGGGCATATTGATGTAGATGTACGGTAGCCCCATCTTGCTATGCGCGTCCGGGCTCTGCAATGCCAGATACATCCCCGGACCGTTCCAACACTTGTTATAGACCCTATAACCTTTTTTGAGGGCATTCAGCGCCCCTGAGAAGTCCATCTAATCCACATCCCATACGATCCAGCCTTTGGCCACGTAGAACTCGATCTGCATATCCGAGAATTCGAAGGCGTTGTACCATGGGCCCTTTTCGGCGGTGCCCTCCATGATGATCAGCTCCTCGTTCTCGTTCTTGCTCAGACTCTTTGGCCCGAAATCGCCCCGGTGGATTCCGCCTTTCTTCTGACAATAGAATTTGGTACTCATCTTTTACCTCCGATATTGAACGGCTTGCCACCCATGCTCGGATTCTTTGCCAGGTGGCATTCGGGATTGATGCCATAAGCAGCCATATAGGCCCACTTGTCTAGGGCCGGACCGCCGCCGCCTGGTTGATATCGCAAAACCCCGAGATCTCCGGTGCTGCCGGTTGGTGTCCGGGCCTGAGTGGCGTCGATCATGGGCACGCACCTCATCATATCGGCCGGATTCTCTGATTCGTTCTGGATCCACTTGGAAAATTCGGTATTCTCGGTTGGGATGCCAGTAGGCACCACAATAGCGCGGCAGCAATGATCTGCGCACCAGACCATTATACGCCCCATTTCCTCGCTATGCTTGATACCGCTTTTGAGCATCTTTTCTGTTATGACGGTATCTTGGTAGCAGGCAGGGCATTCTATTTCTATACCAGCCATTTTCATACCTCTATTTCTCTGATTATTAGTCATCCAAAAATTGCCTTCATGGCCGCAGCCACGTCGGCATAATACTGATCCTCGCTCTCCAGAAGGGGCTGCCTGAGGTATCCTGGACCCGTGCCCGCGTGCGATGGTATATATGACTCGGACTCGTGCATCACTACCGCATAAGGTGTGTTGAACGATATCTCCGCGCCGTTCTTGAGATCGGTGACTGTTGCAGAATTTCGCAGAGCACCGCGAGGTTCCTCTATATTGAGTGGGGCCAGGTTCACGGCCTCGCCCTTCACCACTTCTGCCGTCATCTGAGCGACTTCATGAGCGGCTTGCTGTGCTGCAGCAGCGAGCCGGTCGCCGTGCCACTCGACCTTAGGAATATAGATCCCTCATGCTTGATTCTTGCTCAGGTTCACTACTCTGAGAGTCATATTCAGATAGCCGTTCGTAGTGGCCACGTCCAGCACCGGCCAGGTTAAGCCGCTCCTGGTTAGAGCATCGTTCTCTTGTACTGTTGCATCTTCTGTGAGGCAAAAGGCGTCACATGTGACATCCTCGCGCCCTTCCCGATGGATTACTCTTTTCTGATCGAACCAAACAACAGAAATAGAAGAATCTGCGAATGTGGGCTCATTGTACTCGTTAGCCCCGGTTTTGTGGCGCAGTGTCACCGTTTCACCGAGGCCAGGCGGGAGGAGACTCATCTCAGTTCAGCCCCGACGAAGCGTCGCATGTATCGCTTTGCGGCGGCGCTCTGTAGGCCCTGGTTGCCCGCTCCTGCGACGAATGTGTAGGAGAGCTTGCCGCCTATGGACATGCTTGAGACGCCATGTTCCTGAAGATCCTTGAGCCCACCAGATCCCGCGGCCAGGATGGCTATGGCCTCTTCCAGACAGGCCCATTTGACGGCAGTGGGAATGATGGCCTCGCCTGCTGTACTATTATAGTCAAGAGTTACGCCATCGATCACTCTCGGAAATTCCAAGAGCTGATCGGGAACGCCGGCTGTGATTGTCGTGTCATACTTGCGGCCCCTGATGGGCAGCGCATCAATACGCCTGGTGGCCTCCTGGAGGGCAGCGGCCTTTCCATCACCGGTCCATGCAGCGCTATTGGGCCTCTTGGCTGCTAGAGCGTCCGCTTCCTCAGTGGTGTCAATGTAGCTATCAGAAACAGGTGTAGTATCTGCCATTATATTTCTCCAAAAAATAATTAATTTGATGAAGTAAACTGCCAGGGTGCTTTAGCCCCAGGTAGTTTACTCAGAGCCCTTCTTTTTTGACTCCGGGGGAAGCGAAGCTATCTCATATTCTCCAGGATGCGCTTTGCACCTCCTATATGCTTCAGAGCAGACCGGCACTTCCCAGGAGGCGCCGGTGCTTTTGTTCTTGATGACAACGGTCTCAATGGCCGCCTTAATCTCGGAGGTCATTCAGTCATCCACCTTCATTACCGCGACAGTGCCGGTGATGTGATAGCCGGATAGCTCCAGGTAACCAGTCGAGTTCTTGAATCGAGCACTTTCAAGTGGGCCAAACCAATAGGTTCCCGCTGTCAAGGTGCTATATGTCTGGTTGCCAATGCTCGACCGGAATGCAGGCGGGTTGTCGCCAGCCATGATGCTGAAATAATCAAGCATGCTGTTGGTCGAGCTGGTATAATTCAGACCAATGATCAGGTCGTAGCCTTCCGGCCAGTCATAGTAGTTGATGGAACCGTTCTGAGCAAGGACGGTCCAGGCCGTGGGAGCCTTGACATAATCATTGGGCTCATCGAGGCTGGATACGGCACTGATTGCCGTGTAGGTGGCACTCGCCATGCCTGCCAAGAGTAGCAGACCGAAAATAATAGAGAGAATTTTCTTCATCGAATCACCTCTAAGAGAAGTTGCAGGTCATGACGCCGAGATAGTCAGGCTGTACGACCTTCGCACCGTACAGGTTGTGGCCTCTCACGATATTGGCGAACTGCTTCGGATGCCGGAGAGTTTCCACAGTACCCATTTGCTCGGCGAACGTGATAGCTTCAGAGGTACCAAACAAGACTTTGTACTTCGTGCCGGCCACGTTTGGTACATTGTGAGACACGAAAATGTCGAATCCAGCGAGCCGCCCGATCTTGCCATTCACGGCGGTGGCCTCCCCGAGTGCGGGTGCAGCCGCACCCGATACGTGCAGCTCCTTGATGACCAGAGATTCCATTACAGGAGGAATAATAATCCACCTGCCATCAGTAGGCACGAGCGAATCAGAGAGCTTCCGTCCACAGTCGGCTATCAGGTTGAAGACGTTGGAAGCATCCCCCGCGGTGGTGACAGGCACCTTTGGCGAGGCGTCCGATCCCACCAGGTTGGAAGCACTTGCATCGGTGTACAGGGCAGCGACATATTGATCCATCTTGTCTTTCATCCTGTAACCAGCCTTCTTCATGAGCGGGCTCAGGAAGTCACCAGCTGCCTGCTTGCTCTGCTTATCGGTGACAAGGAATCTGTATGCCTTGTCCTGAGATATCTCAAGCAGAGTTTCAGTGTCATCGGGAGCGGCAGCTTCCGCCATGTCGGTGCCATCAACGTAATCGATGATTTCAACGTCACCGAGGCCAATGATATGGACCTTGTCCCCCTTTTGGCCGATCTCACCTTCCCAGTTCCTATTCACGATACCGGTTTGGGCGTAAACCAGGCTCTTCATTGCGAAATCAAGAACCACCGACGCCCAAAACTCAGGAATAAACGTAGAAATTGCCATAGTCAACCTTCAATGACCCTGTTTTCTTTCAACGCCAACAGGATCTCATCTTTGTTTTTGATTCGATCTTCATGAGACATCTTGGCGATCTCGGATGTCTTCCAGATCTTCTTGCCCGGAGATGCTTGCAACCCCGGATTTCCCGCGCCCTGGGCGGCATTCTTTTCAGGTGGGAAGAGTTTGGCCAATTTGGACAAACTAGAATCAATACCCGCCTCATCCGCACCAGTGACCAAATCGAGAACGTCTGCGATAGTAGTTCCGTCTGGCAGTTTGATCTTTTTCTCAGCAACCAGGGCCTCGACCTTAGACCTCTTGAGGATCATCATCTTCAGCTTATCGAGTTCGGCCTTTGCCCCATCGCGTTCTTGCTGGAGTTTTTCCTCTTTGGTCTTGGCCGCGTCGTCGGCGTCCTTTTTGGCTTTCAGAATAGCCTTAACATCCTTGAGCTGAAGTCCTAAACCAGAAAGCCCCAATTCTTTCTCTAATGCTTCCCGATCCGCTTTGAGCCGATCTTTTACAATCGAATTGACTTCATCATCAGAATGCATTTTGGCCGGTGGTTGCTGATCGTTCCCCGGTGGTGTTGCCGGTGGTTCTTGCTGCTGCTGTTGTTGCTGTTGATTTCCCGCCTGCTGTTGTTGAGCGCCAGGCGTAGGCGCTGTTGCTGGATTACCTGCCATAGAAATATCTCCCCGCCGATCAAGCCCGGCGTTGGCCTATGATTGCAAAATGCTAAGTGCTCAGATAGGAGTTGGGTATGAACTAAGAGATGATTTGCTTAGAGAATGCTAAAAATTGAGAAAAATTAATCTATTCATCTAACGGATCGAATAGGATGCCGTGATCGCCAGGATAAGGCGCTTTGTGCAGGTTCTTGCCCCAAAAGATTTCATCCGGTATCCCGTTGGAAAAGGCACTGCATTTTCCCGTCCCTGGAGCGCCCTTATTCTTGCAATGCAAACATGGAGAATATCCGAAGAGATCCTCAGCGGCGTCTCTTTGGTTCTTATACTGCTCATCTGTTACTGTCATTTCTCCAATTCCATGTAATATAGATCGGGCCTTCCGGATTTTGCATAATCCCAGTTTTTGGGAGCAAAACGATCATTCCATTTATCAGTCTTTACTAGTTTAAATCCTTTCCGAGTATAGAAATCCAGCAGGGGTTCGCCCAGGCAGTCGAGCCTCTTTGCCCCGTTCGCTATGGCATCATCGACCAGTTCAGAGCCAAGATGTTTTCCAGGGAGCGAAAAGACGGAGATCAGTTCATCTCCTTTGAGACCGTAGCCGCCTGCACTGCTCTCGTGAAGCTTCAGCTTTACATTATTGGTCTTGTACTGATCTGCTGTATACGGGGTCAGAAAGTCTCGCCGGATTTTAGGAAGCATGTCTCGAATTCGAATGAACTCTTCAGGCGGAGCGGCTCTTATAGGATTCTTCCAGCCCGCTTTCTCGGCAAGCCTTGTGATCTCCGCCTGCCTTGCGGCCTCGCCCTCTTTGCCTTGCAGCTTGCCCAGGAATCTGTCCAGCTCTTCAGGAGCGAGAGAAACCACATGCAGACAGCCCACATGAAACACGCCTGCCGATCGTGCTTCGTCTAGCGCAGGATATTCTTTGTCAGTGCCTGACATGCTCAGAGTCCGGCCTTCCCAGGGAGTACATTTGGGGCAGCTCCCTGAATGGCTGGAGAGTCTGACCAGGTCGTGACCCTTCTCTTGCAGGCGGTTTATGGTGCCCTGGCGAAATGCGCCATTGGTGGTCTCCTGGGCGAGAACTTTTGCATAGCGGCGCATATCCCACTCATGCCCGGCACGATCGACAAAGCCCGTAATACCGTGTTCAGCCAGATCCTCGCGTATGCGCTTTGCGGTCTGGCGTGTGGTCTGGTAGCCGATGACTGAGCCTTTTGCATTCTCCAGAGCCACTGAGCGGAAGACATCATTTACTCGCCTGCCCACAACATTGTTGACATCCTCTAATCGAGAATATGCATTATCGGCCAGCACTTCGACTGCCTGCTGATGGATCGAGCCGAAGCCGGCCAGGACCTTCTGGCCAGAGAGGGGATCAGCATCGGCCCAGGTGACACCCTTCATGTAGCTGTCGGGAATAGCTTGCTCACACCAGGTCCTCGACCCGGCCAGGAGATCGCCCCGGATCTGTTGCACACGTGCCAAGAGCGTCTTTTGCCAGGCCAGCGAATAGGACTCAGGATTTTTCAGTAGTAGCCTGTTGCATTCCTTCAGGATCTCCTTTTCAGCTTCGCCATAGAGCTGGATGAGGCGCTTGGCTTGCGCGTCACTGAGTGGGCTGCTGTCCGGCATTCGTCTCTCCTAGTGCAGGAAGCTCGATCACCGGTGCTGCCGGGGCGGCCTGCTGTTGTGCCTGTTGTGCGCCTCTGATCCGGGCTACCTCTTTCTGCAGAGCACTCTCGGGATCATCGCTCATCTCCAGATCCTGCGTGATGCAGACATAGGTCTCCAGACTCATGCCCTGATTCATGAAGGCCTGAGTTGCCCAGGTGGCCTCTTGAACAGGATCCCTGGGTATGCCGTCCTGGAAGACCACCGAGACATCTTGCGGCTCGACTGCCTTGCCGCCCTTTCCGAGAGCCACGGAGAGCTTGCTGTAGAGACTGTGGACCTTCGGAATGGCTTTCTTCAGGCCCGTGGCGAACTTCCGGACTCTGCTTGTGGTGGGGATCAGCCGGAAAGCCAAAGCAGTGCCGCTTTCGGCCTTGCCCAGCTCCTCCTGCTTGACCAGGTCAAGCATTTGCAAAAGCTGATCCATCTTGTCTTGAATGGCCTTCTCGACGGCGTCTAGTTGCGCCTCCCATGTGAGGTATTTGGCCTCGACGCTGCCCGGCTCAAGCATGATAGGTTCATCGAGATGGATCTCCCATTTTTGCTTGGCATGATTGAAATGATTTGCAGCGGACTCGCCCGCTTGCAGCACTGGCCGGGCGAATTTTGCCAGCACTTCCTCGCGCCTGGAGAAAGCCAATTCAAGTGCTTCCATGAGACTGCAGACAGATGGCGTATAGTCCGATCTGCCATAGCGTCTCTCGCTCGAAAGAGCATTATCCACCCGCACGATCAGGATATCATCTACGCCGGTCTTTTGGATGCCGGTTTCTGGATCCACTTTAAGGCCAGCATAGGCCGGATAGTTGGCGAGGTTCTGCTTATCTCCTAACTTTACTTCAGTACGCCCGTCGACTTTCTCTTCTTTGATCTCGTATAGTAAATGCTGGATGAAGCCCTTGCCATGAATGGTGAATTTGACGAGGCTCGTTTTCCCGGATGGAAACACTGAGAAGAATACGTATTTAGTGACCTTGCGGATATTTCCCGGAGCGTTGACCAAGTAGCATGTCTCTGGATTCTGCGCAAATATGCCGTCCTGGGTAGGCTCATAGAGGCCGAATCCGTAGCGAGAGACATCTATTAGCACTTCCTCATCGGGCCGCTCTTCGATCACATCTTCATCATTGATCTCTACGTCTGGGGCTTCTCCGATGCAGAGATTGACATAGGTCGTTGTGGCCTTCTCGCCCCAGCCAAGGACTATCATGACCTTCTTGTCGTCGTCTTCCTTGTCCTGCAGGTAGGCGGCGTACTTGCTGAAGACCTCATGCTGGTTGTTGTAGACGCATCGATTGAATGCATGCTCCTTCAGCCTGTCGACCTCATCCTTGTCCTCCGGGGGCCAGGGCTTGCCTGTCTGGATAAAATCCAATGAAGTGAGCATTATTCAGCATCCTTGATTTTTCCGTATTCTGCTATGGCCTTGGCGCGGTTGGCTAGCACTTTCTGGTAGCAATCCTGGCAGGCTTCCAGGCCCGAGAGATTGTCCTGGCCGGGCTCGCTCTGGCCGATGTAGGGCCGGAACTCCAGGCGGGCGATAGGAACAGGTCGCTGTTTCTGGTTGGAAATATCAATGCCGCATAGAACGCATATTATAATAATCACCCACTATTTCGGCGGCATCCTTCGCCTATATTGCCACTCGCCTATGATCAATGGTATGCATATGGCACAAATCAAATCGTCGTGCGCACCGCTTTCAGCGTCGAAACTTGCATGCCCGGAAGAAGTTAGATGATACTTGAAACTGCCAATCTCCTTCTCAAGTTGTGGGAGTGCCGCCAGGTCCGGCGCATATTCGAACCTCTTGTTTTGCATCAGCCCTTGGAAGTTGCCGATAATTATAGATTTTGAAATATTGTAATTTTGGGTAATCGGATCGCGTCGAGCCGCTTGCCCGCCAGTAAACACCACCGGGAAGATCTTCTTGCCGTGGATACCGCCTCCGAATATGGAATATTGTTTCAGATAATCCCTGATTGGTGCTCCAAGACCCGATGCATCCATGCACAAATGCGGGCCATCAGTCACGCCGCCTTTACCGCTTGCATCGAGCTTTTTTATGGTGCTTATGATCAATTCTGTGATCTTGGGATACTCTACGCCCTTGATTCGGTCGAGCCCAACTAATCTGTATTTGAAGTCCCTGATATCTGACGCATACCCCATCTCGATAACGGCAAAACTGGTGTAATCCATAGTTTTAGCCAAATCACATCCTAGTAAAAATCTTCCGCCTTGAATAATAACCACCTCAGAAGGTCATTGCCTTTATTTCGGAATTGGCTAAACTCTTGAATAGATCCGATGAGAATATCGAGCCTTCCGTATCCATGAACATACAATGATATTCTTGTTCAAACCATAGGTTAGTTATACGCTCGCCTTCCAAGAAGTCTTTCGATATGCGTGGACACATTTCCGCCGGAATTTCGTACCTTTCCCATAGATCCTGTTGCTCGCTCCATATCTTGTAAAAGTGATTCTGCTTGCCAAAAGGCGTGCTCATCAGTATATGGCGGCCATTACTCACGGCGAGCATTGGTCTAATACT